AGTTCTCCCACAACTTGCGCCAGGTCCTCTTTACTGATTAAAATCGGATTACCGTCCTTATCCAAAGCACGTACATAATTTATCTCTTTTTTCTGGGGAAGTGCGCTTTCGACTTCCTTCATAGTTTTAATTGCTCCCATGATTGTTTGAATTTAAATTGAACATTGTTTTAATCCTTTTTGAACACCACATCCTGAATCTTCCAGTTCCAGGTCTTGTCGTCCTTCTTCCCGCTATTATGGAAATTCAAGGCTGACTTAATGATATTCTCTTTTAAATCATTTTTCTTAAACTCGACTTCCGCCTTCTGCGGAAATTCCTTTACCTGCGCGGTATCTACTGAGATAATCAGCGCAACCAATAATGTGTCTAACATAATCCTTTTTATTACATTAATAATCGAATACCAATCTCCTTAATACACTGCCGACCGCTATGCCGGCAGCATCCGCAAGTATGTCCAGCCAGTCCCAGCCCGAACCGACCTTGCAGTTCTTCTTATACATCCAGTCAGCGGCTTCTTTAGTTACACCTGCCGTAACGGCACAGAGTTCACCCGCTGTCAGGGTGATGGCAAGGCATGCAAGAAAATGCAGCAGCTTGTCATTAATTCTTAAAAACATATCCAACATAACCATTATCCACAGTAAAAATAAATCCAATGACTACCGTCAAAAACGAAAAAGCAGGATATTTGATTGATGGAAGTAGCAGTGGTTGTGCCTCTGTTATTGGGATTCATCAGGGGGCCTTTCACCCAAACATTCCGGTTCAACTGGTTCTTCAAATATACAATCCGACCTGGAGTAGTTGACCTTGGAAGAAACAGGGTAGGGTCAAAACTTAGATCCGGTCCTCCATATATGATAATATCATCGGTATCACTGACCGTATAGCTCGGTGGGGCAGACATCATACTGCTGCCTAAATTGCGGACATTCGCTGCTAATCCGGAAGCCCGTAATCTGCTTATTCTTACCGATTCACCGCTCCTGGCATTCAAATCTACATTACCCAATGCTTCTATCGCGCAAGTATCATATCCGGCCTGGGCCATCACTTTTACACCGGTTGAATGGTCACCGTAGGCATCCAAACTGAGTGCCGTAATCCCATCTCCACGAATACGGCACATTGCCCCGGACGAGACATTCACTTCAAAAAATTTCCCGCCATCCTTGCCTATCCTCAATGTTGCGGTCGGATTTTCCTTTTCGTTTTCAAGTCCTCTGTTGGTTATCTTGAATGCACCGATATAACCTTCGGTTGCGGTAACACTGCCTGTAAACTCCCCGTCTGCGCCATCCAGGTGCTTCACCTTCAGGTTATCCACGTCGATAAGGTCTGCATCTATCTTCCTGGCAAGCAAAAGCTGCGTACCCAGTAGCGGGTATTCCTGGATGAATTTCCAGGAAGTAGTGTCCGGATTTTGGGCCACGTCAAAGAACGGGTGCATCTCACTGTTTCCTGCCACCGGATTCATCCACATAAATACAAAGCCCTTGTTCTTATCCAGGAAATATTCCCCGTTCTTGTATTTGAACGGCAGCGGTTTCCAGTCACCCTCGACCGGGAACGGGGACGGGTTCTGCCGCACAATGCTGGCCCTCTTCTGAGCAAGAAGGGTCTCGCGGGCACTATCACGGTACGCTTCCACAATCACGGAATCCGCATTGCCCCACTTGTCAGACGGAAGGTAGTATTCCCATTCGGACGATGCACCGGGGGAATCCGCCGTACCGAGGTCCTTGCCGGCCGACTGGACATGCAGCCGCCAGAATACATCCAGCAGGGCCGCATCAGCCCCGCTGCGGTGCAGGGCTTTCAGCTTCAGCGGTGTAAGCTGCACATTGTTACAATCCACAGAGATGGCAGCCGGCTGGCACTCGATGTCAACGTATTCCACCGGGTCAGGCTTGCTGACCGCCACGACACTCAAAACCGCCGTTACCATCATAGCTCAATGGGATTAGTGTTCGTTGCGATTACTCTGAATGTCTTGGCCCGCGCCGCATCCGTATAGGTCAGTGCAATATCCTTTCCTTGGAACTTGTTACTATCTTTGCCAGACAGTGTGAACGGATTGTTCTCACCGTCGAATGTGGCGAAGTCCCAGCTTGCCACCGCCACCTCCTCACCGGACTGGCGTTTATAGGCATACGGCGTCAGCGTTCCCGTTTCTCCCGGATATATCTGCCCGTCAGAAGCAAGCCCCTTGACCTTGAATGCCGCCAGTATAGGGTCGCTAAGGTCGAACACGGTAATGAAGCCCTTTGCTATGACCTTCGCATTCTGCACAGCCTCACAGCTTACCACCAACGAACCGTCAATATCATTCGCGGCAATGTTCTGGGTTCCCTGAGTTCCGAGGTTGGCCTCTCCCGATGGCAGTTGCTTCTTCCATTGCAACGTAATGTTCCCCAAATCGTTGATAAGGTCTCCACCACTGTACAGCGATGCCTTCAACGTCAGCACTTCGGACGGATTGATTATCTGCGTACCCTTGTCAGAAGTAATGAATAACTCATACTGTTTACCCGATGATTCCTGGATGACAACATCAGTTGCAAGTTCGTTGAATGCAACCGTATGCCCGCCGATTTCAACTTCCCCGGAAACGGTTATGCGGTCATTGTCATATCCGGAAATGGGCACGAGATTCTTCATCACCCGAAGTCCCGTCATGGGATAGGACTGCGAGTCCACACTGACATTGTATCCGGTTACGCGCTTGAAAGTACCGGCAAACTGTTCCGTAGTACACAGCCCGTCCTCCCCGAATGCAAGTTCGGTTCCGTTATACTTGAATACAAGTTTGGAAGGAATGAGGATGCGCCCGCTGCTCACATCCCGCAATACGACGATGACAATAGGGCGTTTGTCCTCCGCCAACGCTTCAAAGTCCGGCGTATACTTGTCACTGCCCTTTGTCCATGCCTGGATAAGCGGACCGTTGTCCACGCGTACATACCCGTTGACGGTCGTTCCGTTGCTCACCGCCACGATAGCCAGTGAAGCGGTCACTTGATTCTGATTCATCGTCTGCCTCCTTTCCTTTTTCCGTCAGTCTTTGCCCCGGCCGGCTGTTCCGGACCGGTCACGCTGCCATCACCCTCTTCCGACGCCCCGCTGTCGCTGTCCGGATTCGGCTCCTGGCTGAAACCGGGGTCTATTTCCTCTTCCTCTCCGGGTGTCACACTGAAACCGGGGTCAATGTCCTCCGTACCCTGCATCGCTTCCTGCTGTTTCTCTATCAGTTCCTTCAACTCACGCGCAGAACCGATGATGTCGATGTCAAGAAGAGTACCCACATTCCGCATCTCACTGATAGGAATGTACACCCTGCCGTCCGGAAGAGTGTTCATTATCCCGAAGAACTTGCCTTCGAGCTTTGCCTTTTCTACAATTACGTACATATTGATTAAAGTTTAAAGTTATTACTATTCATATACCGGACCTGCAGCAATGAATACCGTCTGTCCGTCAATCTGTGAGGAGATAACGGCGCCTTCCTCATCGCCCATCAGGAACTCACCCGTGAGAAGCCCCACTTCCGCCCACACCTGGAAGATATGTCCTGCCGGGAAACCCTTGTCCGCCGGAATGAATTCCAATGTCCGCCCGCCGGTTGCCAGCACCTTCTCCGGCTCGCCCGGCTTCGCACTCTGGCCTTTCCATGTGATGAGGAAAAGGTCATCGTACTCTGTACCGTATTCGCGGCGGTTGTCGAAGATGCGTACCTCATAGGCGCTCGGCTGCTTCATATCATCGGAAAGGGTAAAACCCTTTGTCTGGATAATTTCGCAATTGAGGGAAACGGCCATCTCCGTCTTTACCTCAATTACCTTTTCCAGCCGCCCGTCCGTAGGGGCCTGCGGTCTGCTGCCCGCATATTCACAGGCGCGGCAACGGAAGCTTGCACCAGTGACATACTTCGCCTGATACATCAGCTTGCGGGTGTACACTCCGGTCCCGTCATGGCAGACGATGCCGGGGTCGTCCGGCGTAACCGGGCGGTATGCTCCGTTTTCAAGAATGTCCCAGAAGTATGCGGCGTGTTCATCATCCACGGGCTCGGTCCCTGTATAGAGCTGCGGTTCTATCTCCCTGTTCCAATAGCCGGAACGGTCGGCCAGGCGAAGCGGGTCGGTCACCATCACGGAATCACCCTTCAGGCGCAATGAATACGCCTTGTTGTCATAAAGGTGCGCATAGGACTTCACGCTCCGTTCACAGCGGACCTCGCGGTTCGTGCGCGGGTCCGTGAATATCGCGATGCCGAAATACTCCACCGGCTTCTCCGGCGGCGTGTTCTTCCGGATGGTAAGCGCATATTTGGGCACACCGCCGCTGCCGTCGGAAATGCTGTAATACTCACCCTCGACGATGCGGTTGGCCGACTTGTCACGCGGTGCGCCCTCGAACCACTCCACCCCCGTGAGTTCCATTTCACCGAATACCGTCTTCTCGTCGAACGCCGATACCTTCGGCACAATGACCAGCGGTGTCAGGGTCCTGTCGGGGCTGTATTCCCGCAACTGCTTGTCATACGTCTGCACGGGACTGCCCGACAGTACAATTATCTCTCCCTGGATGGAAAGGGGACTCACATAAATACGCCCCTGCTGTTTGTTACTCTTTATTCCCATAGTTATAATATGTCAAAACCAAATCTCTGTTCTATCTGCTGAATTTCCCCTTCAACCGGAATGAATACCCGGCAAATAAAGGCAACGGACCTGCTTACAAAGCCGAAGTCTGAACCGACCCCGTGCTGGTTCCCGTTGTCGATATGGATAGCAAGCCTGTTGCCATCCACGTACTCAGGCGTCCAGAGGTTGTCCGCCGGTACATTGCCACTGTCACGGAACCACTCCACTTCGGTGGCACCGTCCGCCATCACATCATCCGTTATGTCAATTGTACCATAAAAAACGCGCCCGGACATTACCGTATCCACACCGCCTATGACGAATGCCTCCCCGCCTGAAAGGGAGAGCTGGAGCGAATACCTGCTGTCGCCCTCAAGGAGTCCCCATGAAGGGGAATTCCATTTCGGTTCGTCGGTTGTCTTATCTGACAGACAGCCCCACTTGCAGCCAAGATGATAGACCGTATGCTGTTCCAGCAGGGTATATTCGCTACCGGAAGGCTTCGACAGCTCGTACTGAACAAACCGGTAAGGAGCACCGCTCTGGGCCGTTTCCAGAGACCAGATACCCCGGTCTACCTTGTTGGGAACGACATCACCGTTATAATCGAACTGATAGAATTTCTCGGCAATGACCGTCTGTGCAACGATGCCAACATCTTCGGTTGTCACCGGCAGTTTTTCGAGTGCCTTGATGTTAGGGAGTTTTCCGATAGTCAGCGCATAGTTGTAGTCCTCCAGTATTGGCTTATACACGTTGGACAAAAACATGATGCGCCCCTCACGCGAAGAAATCATCCACGACTGCGCCCGTTCGTTAAAGCCGCCTGCTTCAGGAAGCGTACTGTTACCCCTGCGGGTTACGTTGTAGCCGGCCAACGGCGGATAGTTCGTGCCTCCAGGCACTTCGCTGTCCGGATAGAGCACGACCGTTATGCTGTTCTCCTGCGCATTGGTGGCAAGAATACGCATCCAACTGGTGTAATACTCGGAACCGCCCGTTAGTAATGTATTAATGATGGAAAAGCAGACATCATTCTCCTGGAACTTCATGAAGTCGAAGTCCGTGCGTTTCTCGATGCTCAGACGGTAGGTGTTTTCTCCCAAATCCTCCACGGATTCTATCTTACCAATCTCGGTGAAGGAGTAGTCAGACTCCATTCCTTGAATCTGGTTTATTATCAAGTCAAGCACTGACAATGAACCGCGCACTTCCAACCGTTCTACCTGTGCCCGGCCATCAGGGAATATCCCTGCACCCTTGCCGGCAATCAAGCTGTCAACAAACTCGCCGAACCAAGCACCACCAAACAGCTTCAAAAGATATTCCGTTGCATCCGGCCGGTCCTTACGCAAAAAGTTCTTCAGTTCTTCGACAATCGCATTAATCCAGTCCTCCAGTTCCGCATCTTTATCTGCAAGTTCAAAGAAATTAGCGGCCACTCTGGAGAAATTCCGCTCCAATTTCAGGCGAACATCCCGCCCGGTATCATTGGCGCCATTCCATGGAACTATATTTTCATATTTATTATCCATACTTATTTCAATTCCAGTTCATGACCGTTAAATTCAAGAAGAAGAGGTTGCCAACATATACCGTACTCCAATGTATCCATATCAATGAAGTTTAGCATATAATCAGCAAAACGATTATGTTCTTTCCGGCTTTGCTTGCGAAGTTGGGCATGTTCCACCCTCACAACACCATTACTCTTCCTGCGCTCATAGCTGTAACTCATGAACGAAAAGGAAAAGCACTCACCACGTTTAGTACATGCCCTCATTTCATTTATAGCCTCGTAAACATTCATGCTGCAAATGTATCAAGTTAGCATCCGTAGAAAAAGGACATCATTACCGGCGCACATTGCCCTCTAACATTTCCACTCTCTTGATACCATCCCGCACTTTTCGTGGATCCACCACCAATTCCTTATCAAGAATAGCCTTCAGCAGTTCATTATTCTTCTGTAACAGCACAACTATTTGCAAACGTTGCTCAGGCGTCAATTCTGAAGCTGGACCGGAAAATGACTGTGAAGGCACTCCTGCTTCTTCAGCACTATAGCCACCGCTGTACTTTCCACTTCTGGTACGAACCTGTTCCAATATCTGTGTAGTATTCAACATACGGATTGTACCATTCTTCTGTGCCATATCAAATACATCCAGGAACTGACGGACATGCGGATTAGCAACTCCTTCATGATTTGTCACAAACTCATTCTTGTGTACAGGTATCACACCTGCCACATCATCCGGATTTCCGCTGCGGGTATAACCTTCCACATATTCATCGGAATAACCGCCCGATTTCAAACCTTTCGCTTCATCACGCTGCTGCTTTGCCACCGCAATCTGCGCAGCACCACTGGCTACCGCTGCCGCAGCCGCAGCAGCCCCCAATGCAGGACCGACGAAAGGTATTCCTGCCATGGCCTTATATGCTTCCATGGCCGTAACGGCAGTAGTGGCCGTAACCTGTAATACCGCAGCCGCAAATTGCTTATCCGCATATTTCTTTTTCACCTGGTTGATTGCTTCTTCCTTTTCTTCTTCCAATTTGGTAGTATCCTTACCAGCTTTCTTGGCAGCCTTGATTTGCTTGTCATATTTACGGCTAATCTTACTAATCTCCGCATCTTGGAGAGCACTGATAAGCTGCCCCGTAGCCGAAGCAACTTTCGCTATTGTCTCAAATGCCTTTTTGGCATTTTCCCCTCTTCCTTGCTCTCCATCCTCTGCAATACGAGACTTTTCCTCCTGATATTCTTCATAGGATATCAAGTCCGCATCATACATAGCTTTTAAAAGCCTAATCTTCTCCTTAAAAGAAGAAGCATTATCTATATCCTGAAAACCGTCCTTACGCTGCTCATCTTTATCAGCCTGTTTATCCTCATAATCCATATCCTGCAATTTAGCATCAATAGCAGAAACATCCTCCCCATATGCAGCTAACATGTCTCTCCGGTCATTCAGATATTGACGTTCCAACTCTTTCAGCTTCTCCAGATAATCCGCTTCCCGTTTAATATCCCCTGATATATAGGCTTGTTTCAATGCTGCCCGTTGCGCCTGGAACTCTTCATCAATAACGGCCAAATTATCACTCTGCGAATTTTTTTCGGCATCCTTAGCGGCTTGCGTCAACCTATCAGCCTCGGCAATCATCTTATCATAAATCTGCCCTTGAATATCCGAAGCATCTTTACCGTATGATTCCAACAATGCCTTGCGTTTCAGTAAATAGGAAACTTCAATTTTATACAGTTCCTGCTGGTGCTTTTCTTTCGTTATTTTCTCATCCAGCAGTTTCTGTTTTAACAGGTTCCGCTCTTCCTGCATAGCCTCTTTCAGTTTTTCCATACGGGCTTTCAACTCTTTTTTCAGGGTTTCTTCATCCGCTTCTCTCCCATGCCCATTCCCTGTACTGCCCGGAGTAATAACGACTTCATCCAAAACATTTGCCTTATTCTTGGCAGAGGGCTTGTTTATGAACGGATTCATTTCCGCCTTCACCGCAGTGATACGCTTAGCCGCCTTTTCAACGACTTCAACATAATCCTGAATCTCACCCTGTATCTTTGGGATATCGCTTCTATCCGAATAATATTTCTCAAGGTTCTTGATAATGGCTTTCGCTGTATTTTTAGCAGTGTTACCGGCAGCAATACTCTTATCCGTAGCTACGACCATTTTTTGAAGGAAATCATCTACCTGTGACTGAGGCAATGTACCAATGAGGGCATTACGGATATCGTTCATCTCATCAATCTTATCCGTCATACTCTCATTCTGAATTTCGTCACTCTTCTCCTGAAGGACTTTTCTCGCCAAATTGCGGTCCATCTCTGTATTAATATCCCGATAGGCCTGCTCTATATCCTTCAGGGACGAATATTCATTAAGCAAATAAGGAAGATACTGCCCATATTTGGTATTTATTTCCTCTATCAACTCTTTCCTGCGCTTTGTACCTTCCCCGGCTGCTTTAGTCGCATCAGTCAATTTACGTAATTGACTACGTTCCTTTTCGCTTTGCGTCAAAAAAGAATTAACGGCTTTTTCCGCATCTGAAGTGCGGGTCGCAAATTTGTAAATAGCTACCCCCGCTCCTAATGCCAGGGAAGCCAATATACCCAAAAGGTTGGCTTTACTGGCCGCATTGAAAGCTTTCATCGCAACTGTCGCCCTCTTAATGTTACCACTCAAAGCATATTTGGCAGCACTCAGCAAAAGGGTTCCGCTCCGGGATGCCCGTGTTGTGATAATATTCTTCTTTTCCTGCAACCACTCCAATGTCTTTGCGGCCGTCAAACGTTTCGTCCACAATTCTTGCGCTTTAACCGCTGCGGTGTATGCAGTTATTACAGCAATCGACGACAATATGACTCCCTTATACTCCGATAGGATAGAAACAAGCGCACCTAACCCTTTCACTGTCATGCTTCCGGTCGTAATCATATACTTCATTACAGGAAGCAGCTTCTCACCTAATTCTACCCGTACATTCTTAAATTTCTCTTTCGCCTTATCCAATCCTGCCTGAACGGTGTTATTCTGCACATTATACTCATTGGTAATACTCGTTCCCTCACGGAAGGCATCATTCGCAGTTTTCTGCTCCTTACGTACCTTTTCAACGTTTCCGGCCAAAGCACTAATCACTCCGGCAGCTTCCGCACCGGAAAGCTTCATTTCCTTCAGTATAGGAGCCATCTTATCCATACCACCGAGTTTACCCAAACTTTCCAGGAAACGAAGAAGCGCTTCATTGACATCTGTGTCTATAAGCGTGGTAAACTCTTCCACGTCCATTTTAGCAAGCTTGGCATACTTCGCCGGTTCCTGATAGATTTTCAGAATCAACCCTTGTAATGCGGTACTTGCCATTTCACTACGTAGCATGTTCTGGTCAAGCGCAGAAGCAAACCCCAACACATCAGTAATCGTCAATTTGGCCTGCTTAGCCACACCGCCCATGCGCGCAGCGAACTCTATCAGATAGGGTTCTGCCGCCGAAGAATTTTGGGCAACGGTATTCACAGCACTACCGGTAGCCAGCATATTCTCACGAAGTGTCCGGTTTGCATCCCCAAACATCTGTGACAATTTGCCGATATTCTTTACTGCATCTTCCCCCAGGTCCTCTCCTAAAGCGACATTAATCTGATTGGCAGCATCCACAAAATCCAATACACCCTTTTTACCGGTGATGCCCAACCGCCCGGCATCTCCTGCCAAAGCGTTAAGCTTTTCCCGTGGTGTACGGGTATCCATGTGCTTGAACTCCTCATTCAGTTCCGCCACTTCTTCCTTTGTCATCCCGGTATATTTGATAACCTGGCTTTCAGCCTCCTGCATCTCCGCATACTCATCAACACATTTACGGGCTGTCAACACGACTCCGGTCAACGAAGCTACGGCACTGGTTCCAATAGCAGCATACCTGTTAAACCCGTCCGCCATTTTTGAAAGAGAAAAACGGGTATCACGCGCCTGCACCTCCAGCTCTTTCATACGCTTTTTGGTCAACAGGTAATCCTGACGCAAAGCCTTCCATGCTTCAGTTCCGGGAGTAGCCCTATCCATTTCCCGTTTGAGTTGTGAAGCCCCTTTACGCAGCTCGGCGTAAGACAACGATGTCCGTACTCCTTCTTTACGATATTCAGCCAGGCTTTTATTCAATTCATCCTGCCTTTGCTTGAGTGCCTTATACTCATCAGAGTTTTTCTTGCCCTCCGCAGCCAGCTTATCCATTTCCGCCTTTACAGCCGCTATCTGTTCTTTTGTTTCCGCAAACTTTGTTTTGGCTTCCGAATTGTCAATCCGGATTGCCATTCTAAAATCATTTATGCTTATCGCCATACCTATACTACTTTACCAAGGCAAAGGTATCCTGGCGATTAACTTTGAAAAAGGACATAAAAAAAGAGGCCTCCCACAATGGAAGACCTCTACCTCATCACAAAGCAATGGTGTCAAACAATAACAATGAAATGAAGCTTATAGTACTGATACATCAGCCAATTCATTAGCAAAGCTGTGCAATGCCTTCTCTATACGCTGTTTTTGCTGAATACGGGGTTTTGAACGTCCGTGCATATATGACCACAGTTGTTTTTGATGTATGCCTGTAAGTCTCTCCAATCCTGAGAGAGATAACAAACCGCCATAATAAAGCAAAAGGCTCTGTATATCATAATGCCACACCAGCGTATAGTCTCCTTTTATTTGCTCAGGCCAGCGTTCTTCGGGCAAGTTCTTTTTTATCAAGGCAATGGCAACCTCAACATCTTTCTTGCACTCTTCCACAGTCCCCCCTGCTGCATAAATACCTTCGCAGTTTTCTGAATAAGCCCCGAAGCTGTCGGAACTTGCACAAATATTCATTATTATTTTCTCCATGATACAATGATACTATTTGAGATTATTATATAAAGGGGGTGGGGATTAAATCCCCATAGCCCTTGCAATTTTTCTTCTTAGCGGTTCTGGAAACTCTTTTGCTCCATGATAAGGAACCGGTTCCGAAAGCTTTCCGTTCTTCGTATAGAAGTAGTGGCTGCCTTCTGCGTGGCTGAACTTCCAACCAGCCGCAAGAATTTTCCGATGAAATTCTGAATACTTCATTATGTTTATCTCATTTATTGTTTGACACTGCAAAGATAGAAATATTTCTATTAACAACAAAGAAATAACAGAAATATTTCTATCAATAATAAAAAAGTCCCAGCTATCCTCACAGACTACCGGATACTTCTTACTCAGACAAAAAACTATTCATCCAGCCAACGGCCATTGTCCAACCAGACACCACCGTCACGCCATTTGCCATCCGTCAATATCCACCGTGACAACGCTTCCGTATCACTTATGGAAATCGGATAGAACACACCTTCCCAGGCTCCTTTCCGTCCGGACGCATCAATCATATATGTACATTCTTTGCAAACAAACCGTTTATTGTGTATAACAAAAACACTCCGTATATCATAAATATTCGGATCGTAACAACGGAATGTGAACTTCTTCTCTCTCTTTATATCATAATCCTCTTTATACAGATGTTCTGAAATCACCTTCAGCTCCATTGATTCCCCCGCCAGGCTCATCTTCGCATCGTCCATACCTGAATACGAAGTGTGGAATATCAGTCCCTTATTGAGTATGTTGTCCGTATATACGGTCGGATACGGGTCTGAGTCCGGTCTACGCAAATAGCCTGTCTGTTTCTTAATGCCCGTATAAAAGCCCAAATAAACCGTACTCTTTGACGTATCATCCTCATAATTATTATTCTTGATATAATCTTCAATACCCTGAGAAGAGGTGCTTTCCTCTACATTCTCATCCGAAGCTGTCAAGTCACCGGCACTATCCAAGACCGGAACAATACGCAATACATTTGCATAGGTAACACGCCCATCCAGTTGTACCGTAGTCTGTTTAATCGGTACTGCCCCATGCCGTACCGGTATCATCTCCAACGTAACGAAATCCCGGCCGGCATCATAGACCAAATCCGCATATTCATTAACCGGACATCCCCGATATAAAGAATGCGGTTTTCCGCCTATATCATCCTTCTCAAAAGAAGTCCTGATGTATTCTATCCCTGTGCTGGTATTCGTAACCAGCTCCATACCATTTGACTTATTAGCAAAGAAATCATGTACCGCAGCTATCCCGACCACATTTTTTCTTTCCGCCATCTCCATCAATGCGTCCGGCAATCTCCTTTTTTTGTAATACTCACTATCCGGTAAATCATATTTCACATTCCTGATGCCGATATTCACTTCTTCCTCCTCGTCTTCCGTTTCCTCGACGTACTCGTCCTTCACAGAAGACAAATAGGCTACCGGCGGAGCTACGTAATAATTTGCAGAAAGCATTATCCTGACGCTCTTTTTCCGGCTATCTATAATAAAGAGGATACCATACAGTTTTTCAACTTCTTCCAAAAACTCCTTCACAGTCCAGCCAGGAAACATCTTGGCGTATTCCGTTGTCTGTTGGGCATGGATAATCAACTGGTATTTCCAAGGTGTATCGGTAAACTGGTTCTCTACAATCTGATAGCCAAGTGCCTGTATCATCTTCTCCATGACAGTAGCCATATACGGCATCGGAATATATATACCGTCTGCAACCTCTTTAAAAGAGAGTTCCGTGTACACCCCTGCCTTTTCCCCGGATTTTTGTTCTGTAAGATAATATTCGAGTTCGAACGGATTAACCATGGTTTCTCCGGCCAACACGGGCGGAAGATTATATTCCACTTCCGGATACATCTTATCTAGTAACCTATTCTTACGTCCGGCAGACGGCATGGGAGCACTACCCATATCCAAAGAAGAAACCAGCTTGTCAGAACCGATAAAATAGTTGAGTTCCGAGTTCCCCGATGCTATCTGTATGGAAACGCTCTTCTCCGTCCATCCCGTAATTACTTCAGTACCGTCACAGAACACACGATTGTCCGCTATCAGTACAGCCCTCCGTTTGGTCTTTACTTCCTTTATGGAGTTAAGCCTATGCAAATGATTATACAACCGGGCATTAACGGCATTGGTTAAAGCCAGTTCTATATCATAGGTATATTCCCCATTCTTGGTAAAGAACGGATTTTCACGCTTCACCTGTATCTCAACAGCCGCGGGCAACACTACCGATACCCCGTCTATAAATAACTCAGTCATATCAATCTACCAGTTTCAGGCCAATACTCAGCCCATTAAACCCACCAAAAACATCATACTCCCATTCGGTCAGCATTCCATCTGCCGGACTCAACTCGCCACATACGAAGTCCATTGCCAGCAATTCTTTCTTTACCAGTTCCATAATACGTTGCAACAGCGCATAATGCTGCAACTCTTCCTCTTCCATTTCTTCCCCTGCAGGAACTTTCTCCAGCAGAAACAATAGTACCTGGTTGGATTCCTGATGGCAATCCATCCCGCCTTTCAATTCCGCATCCGGGAAATTACCACATAGCCAGATACCCTCCGCATCCTTCAGCTTCTTCTGCAAATGCCCTTCCCGTACCGCCAGTTTAATCCCCTCAATCGGTTTTTCCGACCTGACATTGACACGCTGCCTGAGTTCCAGCAGCATCTCCCTATATCTTACAATATCAATCATAGCCTATCAAATTATTCTGCTCCGGATCAGCCAGCCGGAAGCTGAACTCCACTGTTTTCAAAACACTCTTGCGAAATTCCCGTTCAAACTTCTGTTTGGTTACCACAATCGGCAACCACTCATTATTAACAAGAATGCCCGCTTCCTGACAATTAAGCAGGTTATGCCACAGCTTATAATCGCTTTGGAAGAATATACGCCCGCTGTTAACCGTATATTCATCCGTAACCTTAACACCGAACTTTCGGTCTACCCCATACATGGCAGCCATATCACTTTCATTATTTCCTGCCATTTTCAGGCCACCGGTAGCAGTCAGTGTCTCCGGCATATCATATACGTTTTTAAAGCGGAAGCACCATGCTTCAGCATAGCGTGTCCGGTCTATGACAAACAGCAGGGAACCGCCTGATACCTCCACTTTGTATTGAAGAATGTCCGGCTTCTCAAACAGAGAGGAAACGACATCCGGACTCGTATCGAACGTATAAACCCCATCATCGTAACTGCCGGCAGCTACGAAACGTTTTTCCTCTGTTCCGTCATCCCAATAGGCTGTCACATTCATCCCTTTCTTTCCGGACGCATCGACCGGGAAACCGCTTACATATTCCTTTGCTCCAGGATACGTCACTTTCCGGTTTACCTCACTCAAACAGCCCGGAGCTTCCGCATCTTTCCGGGTGACCAAACGGCTGAACATGACAAAACAAGTCATATCCTCCACTCCATTGATAAGAAACGTGAAGTCTCCTGCCGCATCTGTCTGGGCCGTATTCTCCCCGGCACACCATACTCCCCACAAAGCGAGTTCACAGAACTTGCCCAATCCACGGGTACGCACCTTAAAATCGGCATCCGGGGAATATTCCTCTTCCAAAACAGTCTTCCCGCCATACCTCACGGAAAAGGTTATAGTACTGTCCGTATCAATAATGTACTCGCGCATGGTCGCGCAGAACTCCCTTGGCTTAGGTCTCTGTATCACATTCATAACCGGCAGTATTTATTCCGTTCATCATTTTTGGGAAGCAGGTCATACACCGGAATTATCCCGTCACGTACCCGCTTCATTTCATCCAACCAAACAGCAGCATCGTCCTCCATCCATTCCGCTACCCGTACAATATCATCCGTATCGGCTATCCGGCTGTCCGCCATTCCGTTTTTGGCCATATAGCCGCGTATCACCCCACTGGGAAATATACGGAGCGGAAGACGACGCAAAGCTGCCGCCATAGCAAACAGTGCAACAGCCATACATGCCGCATAATGTACATCACTCTCCGGAACCGCTTTTTCTGCCAGCAGTTCATCCCATCCGTCACCATAGGCACGTTCCACCTTCAACCGCTGAGCTTCACGAATGAACGGTACAAGCACGAGAAACGTGCGCTCGCTCTTCTCTATCGGAAAATACATGTCAAAGGAGTTTCCATTACGAATGATAAGCCGCTGAGTGAGCTTATAGGTATCCGTCTGCATCCATTCCTGAAGCCCGGTTTTGTTCAGATACCGGATGAGCGCATCCACGGAACGATAATATTCCTCCAGATGTAACGCGTCGTCACGGTCAAGCTGCCATTCCCAGGGAAGCTTTTCACTGTTATCCGTTGCCATCTTGAACTTACGGCCATCATCTTCATGGCTGAGGTCGTTCTTCTGGTACATCCGGAGTGTTGCCATTATGGCAATCGGCCGCTGAACCTTCCTTACCAGTTCATTATCCTCTCCGTTCTGATAATATTTTTCAGCCAACTGCATAACCGGTTCACCAATCAATACGGTAAGTTCTTCAGTCGCAACTTCTATGTCTCCGAAAATCTTGGAAAAGGAGTTATTGGCATAATAGCTGCCTGTGAGTTCCCGCAGTTCCTTAGCACCATTTTTGTCCTTATTGAATATCATATAACTATTGTTTAAGATTCCTTATCATTTCATCCGCCCGCTGTTTATCGTCCAGCAGCTTCATCATAACCCGTAGCAGTAATGTATCGTCAGTAGCATCCGCATTGCCGAAGATTCCGCTTTCGGCAACTGAATAAAGTACACTGTTCATACCCAGACTTTGAGCGGTTCCCGGCTGTACATCCGAACTTTTCCTGCTCCGTTCAAATACCGGAGCGAAGCAGAGTTCCAACCCGTCGATGATAAAAACTCCGGAAAACAAATATTCACAAAAATAGGCGAACCAGGCGTAAACGCCCCATTGCACCCATTCAGGCATATCACGCACCAACCCCATATAACGGGACATATATTGCATACGGAACGGTTCGCGTAGGATACACCCCTTATCCTTGACCGGTTTCCGGTAGAGAATGGCGCACAATGCACGAAGGTCGGCAGCATCCCGGCCTGCATTGTACTTGTTCATCACGGCCACCGCCTGACGAAATTCCCCAAAAGTCAGGTCAGATCCATGGCTGGCCGGACCACGAAGATACCGCCACACCGGAAGAAGATTCTCCGTACTGTCATAAGTCAGTTCAACGGCGTCTTCTCCAACCTTCCACATCCAACCCAACGTAGCCGCCAATTTATCAACCAACAGCATATCCTCCACTTTCGATTTAAAACGATACCCTCTATTCTTCAGAACATAGGCACACCACTCACGTTTCACATCAAGTAAAGCCACTCCCGGCTGTTTCATCAGCCTGCTGCGTATCTTGAGCAAGTGAAGCCACTCCAACGGCTTCACTTCTTCCCAACAATCCGGGAAATCAATATCCTTCTGTTTCATAATTCCTATACCTGATTAGTCGGTCTGTCCGGGGCCGACACGTTATCTTCCTTATTTATCACTTTCCGATAGATACCGAGGAAAATTCCTTTCTTATGTGGGAAGTTTATCCGTATGGCATCATTGATAGCCTCCAGTGCAATTTCTTCCGGTATCTGTGTATCCGCACCGTAGAATATCTTGAGGGCATACAACATCTGGCTTCCGCTGTCACTCTTACCGTCAATAATGATATTAGCCAATGCAGGGGAAAGCCCAAAACCGCTGGTCGTAGAACTATCTGCAATCCGGGAAATCTTCGCCTGTGCCTCGATGTATTTGTCGATATTCATTTCAATCGGTTCTATCTTCCAACTCTGCGTATGTCCTAAATCATCCATGAAATCCACGCAGCTAAAGAACTTACCGGCATTCTTCTTGCCCGCCATGACATCCGCAATAGCTTCAGTCAGTTCGTCCTTCAATCTTTCCATTTCCTTCTGAATCTTCGCTTCATCCCAATCCTCGTGCATGGTCATAATCAGTTCACGCTTCTGATTCCAGTACTCTTGAGGACTGTGTACCACATAGGCAGCGGCAATCATATTCTCATTCAAATGACGAATGATTTCCGGCAGATTATTCGCATTCTCAAGCCAGGGAACTGAACCATAAAAACAGGAAATGGCATACATGCTCCTACCGAAACTACGCATGCAGTGATATTTGACAGCCGTCTCATATTTGGTCGGATTCCATTTGTCAAACTTCGGATATTTACGGAAAGTCCGGCTCCGGAAAGATTCAAAATCGCCTGTGAGAAACTCTTTCACGTTTTCCAGCCGCCGGCTGTCATCATCCGGCCAAACCAAACGGGCCTCCCCGCTGTGCAGGGATTCCAGCCGCTGCACCCATGGCCGGCCGATACGCACTCCCTTGCCCATATAGTACTTGGTAAAATGCCCGTTCATGTGCGTATATTCCACCAGATTATTACGAATATATTCCTTATAATCCCAGCTATCCAGCCACTGTTGAATTTCATCATCCTCCAGCCATTCCTGGATACGTTCATTATTCTCAATCCTCACCCGGTAGAGCATCGGCCCCTGACCGTACAGCAGTCCTGTCTTACGGTCCAGAATGCCAGGTCCCAGGTTATTTTTCTCCAGCAAATCACGGATCGCATTCGGCATGTTATTATCCGGGCCCCAGGGAACTACCCGAACCCCGGCTACCGTCACAGGCTCACCGTCCCAATCCTGCGTCCCTGCATCAAAGAACTGGCTCATGCTCTGACTCCAGTTCATATTAATGGCATATTGCCCGGCAGCAGTATCCACAAAGCTGAAATTACCTATCTTCTTTTTTATATCACTCATAACTATGTATTAATATATATTCTCGTTGTATTCACAAGCAGGGTCCCGCAGTACTTCTTCACAATCTCCACCAGTTCCGGAATATGCTGTTCAATAACAGGATTAAACCAGGGCTTCGGTTCTCTCTTCCACTCATTATCCGTCGTTTTGGTGAGAATGCGCGTACCATTCTCCATATTGTATCCCCTACCGACACCTAAATGTACATACACGCCTTCAGCTTTAAAACCAAACCCGATACTGGTTATCTCCTGCCCGTCCATAGGTGTCTTACCATAGTGACGATAATTCTGCTTCAATGACTTGGAAAGCTTCTTATCCGTATCAATCCAGCGTGCTACGGATAACCGCAGCGCATCGTCGACCTTTTTCCCCCATGCTTTCACATTCGCATTAAATTCAGCAACCGCCTCTTTATTCTGCTGACGCTCGAACTGCTGCGTATAACCGGCATCTCCCTCGATAACGACATCAAGCGGATAACGGTTACCGAAGAAGTTGCTTTTGCTCCGCCAGCTTCCACGGTTCTGCCCCTGCATCATTCTTTCTGCGTGTGCTCCCATTGCTATACAATTAATCCGATACAAAGGTATCCTGAAGCATTCTTAAGAAAAAGGACATAAAAAAAGCCGGCTATCTTCACAGACCGCCGACTCTCAAAAAAAAATGTAAAAAAAAATGTTTCTTCAAATTCTAATAAATATCTGTCACGGAAAATTTGGCCAAACCGCCGTTTGCACCAGTCAGAATATTACCGTTATCATCCGTACAGGAAGCTATGTGGCGCATAATATAATCAGCTTCGCTCATGCCTCCGGCCAGTACCGACAAGGCATCCTTCCGCGAATAATCTATCGTAGCCTTAACCGTATAATGAATATATTTATTCTGACACGGTATCTCCACATCAATACAGTTATCTGAAGGCTCTATTCCAAACTCCGACCGCAATTCCTCTATCTGTTGGAACAATGCACTCAATCCATCCGATACCGGAGCCTGAAGCTGATACTCTATTGTGTATATATTCTTGCTATTCTGTACTGCCTCATTCATCTTACGCCTCCTTTCTGTGCCAATTCATAATATTTGCCTCCCTTTATGACTGTCATGCCCAGCCTGGGATTACGCTCGTATATCTCCATAAGTCTACCCCTAAGGAAACCTTTTTCAAAAGTAAGCTGCTGTATTTCTTTGTAATATCGCTTATTTTCGCTACAATATCGCTTATTTTCGCTTTCCAGGAATGCGATGTATTCGTCCTTAGTCATTCCTTACCCCCTTTCCGGCACTTCTTTGCCTTATAAACGCACAAAGCAGTAACTACAAACAAAGGTGGAAATATAAACCCTGTACAAGCTGAAAGGATAGCGCCGAAATACCAGCGGTCAGAAGAACCGTGTAGTTCGCAGTCTGGAGCCAGGCTACGATAATAGCGGCTTTGCAGGTTATTGACTTGCTCATTCAGAGCTTTCAAGTTCTCGGATACATGAACCCCTGCGGGTTCTGGTGCGATGAGTGCACCGGATGTTTGATTTTTCATACTATAGGAGTTTTAGCGTATAGGCAGAAAAACGGCTGCCATTTCCCGTGTTCGCTAAAACTCCTACAGATTTCCGCCCGAAAGCAAAAGTGTAATGGGAAAGGCAGCCGCCTATTTCATATGTACCATTTTCGTGAAGCCATGAAAATGGAGTATATGGGCATAAAAAAAGCCCATCGCAATTCGTGAGCATTAACCGAAGCTCGCGGTACGGATAACTTTCCGTAGAAGTTTTAGCACTGCAAATATGAGCATAATATTTGGAAGTGCAAAAAGAAAGCGGAGTTTTTTGCTCCGCATCTCTACATACAACACCTATTCCTTAAAAGTAGCCAAACCATAAATGAACAAATCTTCATATTCAGATATCTTTTTCACTTTACATTCAATAAGTTTATCAATATTACTTGATATTCGTTTCGCTTTAGTAGCTTCCACATATCCTATGTGATAGCCATCAGTAGTTAGAACCTTAACTGCATAAGGGTCATATTCATTATCAGGTTCTTTTTCCAACTCTAAGTAATCTCCTTCCTCTAATCCGTACGCAGCATCTTGAGCGTCTTCATCACGATATTGAAGCCCTTTTACTGCAAAACTTATAGAAAAAGTGTTTTCTGGAATATCTGCAACATGCATATTCATTACTTTTTTCTTTTCAGCCTCTATCATTTCAATCTACACGATATGAGGAGATGATATATTCGGTTTCTATTTGGCAGTACAAATATCTACAAAAAATTTAACAAATCCAACATTTACACAAAAAAGGCTTCCAACCCGTGGAAGCCTTAAAGAACGTTGCATAATACGTCTGTCAAACAATAACTACACAACTTCCATAAATTCCTTTCCTATACGATGAAGCCCGTCAACAATACGCTTCTCTTCTCCTATCTAAAATGATACAGCCTGTAACGAACTGCCAATATCATGGATAGTATCCAATATCAGCTTCTTACGTTCCGGTGAGGGCGTTTTCGTCCCCTTTATATAGCTTGCCAACAAACTCTGCTGAATACCCATCCTCCGGGCAACCGCCGAGATATTCAATTCCGGATGTGAAAGGAAAGCATCCTGAATGCCAGGAGCCGGCTCTTTGGTATCATCGTAATAGAAACTTTCATAACTCATATCTTCGTCTATGTCATCCCAATGGATACCAAACGGTTCAAATTCATACTTTGCACGTTGCTCATCGGTAGCCACTAACAAGCGAGGATAGAATTTCAAAGATTGGTACAAAGTCTCCTCCTTGTCATTGGTTACATAAATCCTACCATTTTCAAACCATAATTTAATAATCTTCATATCAACCTCCTTCTTTATATTGGGAAGCATGGGGGATTAAAAATCCCCATGCAATTTTTTCCATTCTTCTTGAATAATTTCCAGATTTTCCTCTAAAATCGCTCTTGCCAGACTCAAGTCTTTAGGCTTCATACCTTTGTTCTCTATCAATTTGACTTCGTCTCTGATTTCAAACTTGGCTTGCCCGTCTTGGCTGGTGACATGGCAATGCGGTGGCTGGTGTTCCGCTGTGTAGATTTTAAATTTCAATCCGAATAACATTAAAACTGTTGGCATATCATATTGTTTTTTGATTACGCTACAAAGATAGGATATAATTTTATATCCTACAAATATTCATCCAATAAAAGATATAAAATTATATCCTTTTAACTTTAAACAAATCCCCCTCCGTGGTTGAAGGAACGGAAAAATAAAAAAAATACCTCTTTACGTCCGTTTCCGTTTGTGAGTGTGCGAGCAAACGGAAACGGGCGCCGCCCCGCACCCGTTCCCCCCTATAAGCGTCCCTCATCGGCAAAGCTGTAATAGGTATCTCCTGCTATGATTATATGGTCTATCATACGAATGTCAAACAGAGTACCCGCCTTTTTCAAACGTTCCGTTACGTTTTCATCTTCCCTGCTGGGGTGTTTGCTCCCACTCGGATGGTTATGTACGACAGCGAACTGCGTTGCGGATGCTTCCACCAAAATGCGCATTATCAACCGCACGTCTACTTCTGTCCGACTTATGCCACCAACCGAAACCCGTACTTTCTTTATCACCTTTGCAGCAGTATTCAAGGCTATCACCCAAAGTTCCTCATTCGGCAAATCCCACAAAAACGGGTGTATAAGCGCATCTATATCCTGACTGCAACGGATGGTGTCCTGCCCGTTATGCCTGCTTTGCAGCCGTTTGTACAGTTCAATGGCAGCCGTAGCCACTTTTTTACGGCCGGGCGTCAACGAGGAGAACAACCCGTTCAAATCATATTCCCCGCCTTGTCGTTCCGCTTCGGTAACAAGTTTCTTACTGTTCGTTATCTCGTATATCAGTTCGCTGTCGCTCATGTAGCGGCAAGCACTGTCAAACAAAGTTTCCATATATCCGTATTTTATTAAAGGCAGCCCGCCCGAAAGCGGGCTATCCTATACTTATTATTCACTGATTAAAAGCTGCTCCAACTCCTCGATTTTCTGCTGAATTTTCTTTTGCATAAATTTAATGAACTCCGCCAATAGAAAACGGTTGGAGATTGTAAAAATATCGCTGTTGCTGCCATAGCCCGAAGCTTCCGCAAACCGCAATTTATAAACCGCCGTTTCAAACGTATCTTCCTGCTTCAATTTATCCGCTGCTTCATCGAGTTTATCCATAGCGTTGATAAATGCGGTACGGTTGCGGGAAATCTCTTTTTTCCGTTCAAGGTCGGCCAGACATTTCTCCAGCTCTTTTGTCTTACGGTTTATCTCCTCTTGCAGCTTGGCCGCTTCATCCTTTTTAGAATTTTTCCCTTTACCCTTGGCGGGTGTATCGGCCGACTTCTCCTCTTTCACAGGTTGTTTTGCGGTTTCTTTCCCTGCCTTACCGGCTTCTTTCATTGTCTCTACTGCTTTTGTTAATTCTTCACCGATTGTTTTTACTTCTTTTTCCATGTTTGTAAATTTTAAAAAGTTAATAATTAATGATTTATATAATAGTGATTAATCTATTTCTCCAACTTATGCACCTGACTTTCCGCAAAGAGGTAGCACAACGGAAAAAAGTCCTCTTTCGCATCCTCTTCCCGACCTTGTTTTTTCAGTTCCTCGATGCGTTCCCGCTCCGCTTTCGATGCAACGGGCATTCCCCATATAAGCAGTGCCTTTTCACCTTTACGAACGGTAAAACCTTCTTTTTTCCACTCCTTGAAAGTCTTGAGGTTGGTGTATCCTTTGCAGGCGTAGTAAAACCGCAACAGACCGTTTACCGTATCATCCTCGTTGCCCATGTATTCGCCCATCTCCCTGCGGGCAACCAAAGACTGCGACAATGTTTTTAACTGCTGCCTTTTCAGAAGCCGTGTTTCACGTTCTTTCTTCTCGTCTCTTTCCTTTTTCATAATTCCATTTATTAAAATGTTATGTATTAAAATATTAAGCCTCTATAATTACAAAATCCTCTACCGTCTGAAAATAGGGGTCGGCCGTTGAAAGCAGTTCCCACTTTTTCCCGTTCTCATCCCGAAAAAGAATGCTTAGTTCCCTGATACCGTCAAACTTCCTCAATACCTTGTATCCTTTGAAATACTTGTTCAAAACCTCGATAGCCTGTTTGTAAGTGAATGTTTTCATAATGCTGCAAATTTTATGTTGAACCTTGAGCTTCCGGGTGTGAGCCTTTTCATTTGGCTGTTTCCCTGATTGGAGCTTTTTTTTTCTGCGTCGCCTGTCGCTACGCGGTATGTTTCGCCTTTTTTACGCTGCATCAAAAGGTGTTGTAAGGAACAGGAGCAAGTTTTTCAGAAAACCGGAACGGCTTGAATACTACCCAAAGGGTGGAGATTTTTTATGAAACGCCAGCCTGAATTTGAGCCAGTGACGTCAACATTTACCTTTGCAGCACAAAAAAGCGAAACTGCGTAGTGATAGGAGACAGAAAATAAAGGGCGACAATCAGAAAAGGAAACAGCCTGCAATACATAGTTGAAAACTATACCGCTCTGCCCGGTACATCCTTTGAATAGACAATACCGGGCGTACCTGCATGGGTGCAAAAAAAACAGACAGAAAGCACTGCTTTCTACCGATAAAACGCGAAAATTCCGTGTGGTTAAGTTTGGTTATGCCTGTACCCTGTACAGTATCTATAACCAAGCGTACCACACGGAATTTTCGCGCGCCCCCACTCCTACGGGCGACTTCCCACCATATTCGGGCGTTTTTCAACCGAGAAATGCCCTTTAGAAAACTATATTCCATTGAAAGACAAAGAACAAACCCCATTCCTGTGATAAAATCGCAGGAATGAAACAGCTTGCTGCCCGAGCCGCGCCGTCGTCCGTTTGCAATCGCAGCCGCCCGCCCGCATTCGGAAATATGACAAAATATTTACAGTCCCGTAGTTTCGTGCCCGTAGTGCGCCCTATCCCACCCATACCGGCACACCATACAAAAAAGCCCTGCTATCCTCACGGACAACAAGGCCAGGCTAAACGAAATCAACAAAAAAAAGTGTTATACAGAGGCAGCACCCGATACACTCCTGCCTATCCTCCACACACGAATATATTCCTTTCTCAATATGAAATATTTCAGTGCATCCGTCAAGTTAGTAGACTCCTTAGGCAGTCTGTGCGTAGGCAACTTATCCCCAGTCTTCTGCTTGACTATCAGACTGGCACTGTTAGGACCGCTCGCTATTTTGGTTTCCGTCACTTCCATTTCCGACTTAAGGTTCGGACAATTATATTGGTCTATCAACAACAGAAACAGATTGCGCTCCAGGTTCCCGCTCAGCAAGTCCATAAAGAAACGATATTCCAGGTTACTGCCGATATTCCCCTGTCCCAAAGACATTAGCTGCACTTGCCATCCGGTACGATTACCGTCAGCATCCGTTTCTATGTTCTTCTTTATCTGCGTAGCCATATCCGCACCTACCCCTTTGTAGTTATTCATGGCACGGTCATAATACAGCTTCAGTATTTTACGTCTGTGCGGTTTGAAGTAGTACAGAAACCTATCCGCCAACACACGCACACTGTTCGGTGGAAGCGTGTACAGTTCTTTCATCACGCGCATGATATGCCCGCTCCTCTGCCCAAAAACCATGGAAAGCATATTGCCCGCATCCATGCCTGCTTCCAGAGGCTTGCTCACATCCAGGTAACGAAGGACTGTGCAGTCCTGTTCCCACCCGAACGGATGCCGTTCTATCACTTCATTCAGATAGCCGTCCGAATAAAAATGCTTCATCGCCAGATTACAATAAAACATCTGGCCAGCCTCCAATTTCGGAATGATGGAAAGCACATTGCATTCCAAACCCTCAAGCCCTTCCGCAAACTCATCCGTGAACCAGTCCTCACCCAATACATCCGCATTCACATAGGAAGAAGATATGAAAAAAAACGATACACCACGACGCGTCTTTATCCAGCGGGCTTCCCAGCGTTTCATGTTCTTTCCGGCAAGTTCCAGGGAACGCCCGGCGGCCATCAGCTTTGCCTCCAAAGACCTGTCGGTCCGGAAACTATTCTTCAGCTCATTATAATGCTGCAAGCAGGCCAGGTATTCTCTTTTCGTCTCATTGTAGACAAAACCGGTACGCAGCATCAGCAGTATCTTTTTCTTATCATTCTGCTTCGCCAGCTTCAAAATCCAGTCATATTCGCCCAAATGGTTCGGGTTCGGCATATCGGTCGTAAGGGTACGACTGCGATACCAGACACTGTCCCCATACTTCACCCGAAAGCCACGCACCGCCTTCAGCAAGTTCGTGAACTTTTCTTCCGGGAAATACTTCACCTCGTCCCCGAATACGCCTACATAAGAGCGTCCCGCACCGATTGCCGGGCGGTCCAATGAGATAAAAGTGAAGTTAAAGCCGGTGTAGAACACCATTGTATTTCTCCAATCGGAGCACACGTTGTACATCCGTTCCTTCCACTCCTGAGGCGGTTCTTTGTTTATCACATAATGTCTGTCAAGTTCCCACCCCAGCATAGACAACCCGTCAATAAGAGAGGGGATGATATTCTTGTGCAAATCCGAATAGGTATCCGACACCCATGCAAACGGCGCACCCGGACAATCGTGCGCAACTTCCTGCACCCGTTCCGCAAGCACCTGCACTGTTTTGGCAGAAGCACGCCCGGCAACCCAATAGAGCGACCATGGCATCATAACCGATATGAGCTGAGCCATCCAATTGGAATAGCGCAGCTCCACATCATCCAATATCTTTAGTTTTTTCTTCCTGGTCATCGAGCATTTCTTCAAAATCAATATCAACCACATTGGCATCACGTTTCAGCCGTACCTTCTCCCTGGATGGTATATCCGGCATCGAGTCAATCTGAGCAGCCAACAGATTCCGGTTGGCAGAAGGAAGCCCCACCTTTTCCGGGTCAAGGTCATACACCTTGAAAGGCTTCTCATCCAGTTCTTTCGGCTTCACCGGGTCCGGTCTGTCAAGCTGCTTAATCCTGGCAGCCTGTACGGTCAGATTGCCGTACACTTCCATGTCTTTGGAGTTAACTGCGTTCTGAAGAACCACATGGGCAGCTTTCATCAGATTGTCAAACACCATGTTCCGGTGCGCATTGTTCTCTATGGTATCATTCAGGTAGAACAGATTAATGGCTTCACTGTACATCTGCCTGGCACGCATCCGTTCCACATTAAACGGCTCGTGCATCAGGAAAGCGATTGCATTGTCCTTACCATATTTACGATTTATCCCCACCAGGGCATACAGCGCATTATAGTAATCCAATTCATCACCGGTCAGTTCTATCGTACATCCTGAAGCAATGTAGTCCTGCAAGGTCTCAAAATAAGATTTTTCAAACATCAGCCTATATCGTCATAAAATATCTTACTAATCGAATTACGATACCCGGTCGCCTGGCGGAACTTATCAAACCGCTGCGCCTGAGTCACGTTATCCCCCGTCTCCGCACTGGCAGCCATAGCCAAACCCTCTTTGGCCCGTTGCAGCAACTGCCCACGTTCATAATGGTATTTCAACGGAGACCCTACAAGGTTGAAATACCAGATAAAATCCGTTTCCGGAACATTGTAATACATTGCAATCTGTTTCGGCTCATAACCGATACCGGCCAGTCGTCCCAGTTCATCCATGTCTATCCGGTCAAACCATGGCGGATCTTCACGCCATTTTACCACTTCGTCCGCTACGAAACTCATACACTTCCTTGTTTTTTAAGAATACATACTGCTCTTCCATTGCATTTTCCCCGTAATTTCCCGACCCCTCAACAACAAAATAACCTGCCGTTGTGTCAAGACAGGTTATCTTCTTATGACTCCAGGAGAAAGACAACTCAATCGTTCCTTCCCGGTAGAGCTGCATCAGCCGTTCAAATACCTTCGACATCCGGAACTTAATCGTTTCCGAAATATGGAGATGAATGACGCCGATAAATCCTTTTTCCTTCCAGCGGAGCAGCGCATTAATGATACGCTCATTCGTCGAATAGGTCGCTACATACAAATGATTCACCTGTCCTGCATGCTTTATCAGATACACAATAAAGGTAAATGCCGTAAAACTCTTCTTTGTCTCGATAAAAAACGCCTCGTTTTCCTTAGGCAAACGTCCGCATAATTCTTTCAAGCTATTCAGCTTGAACGTCAACATTGTTTCAAAACGTCTGGTGAAAATACGGGAATCGGACATTTCTTTCCGGAGTTCCTCCAAATTAAAATAATAACTCATTCCAACAGACGATTTATATCTGCCAGCTCCTTCTCATAGCCGGCCAACCTTTCACGGCGAATCGCATCCAAATGCGGTTTATCCCCTTTCGCCAGTTCCGACTTAACCCGCCAAATATTATTCTCCACCTGTCTCAGCCTACGTACCAGTTCCTTGACCGGAAGTTTCAGAAGCTCACTCCTGCGGCGGAACTCGGCAAAAGCCGGATGTTTTCCCAACAGCGAGTGGTTTTCCTTGTAATAGTTCAACTCTTCCCATATCATCCGATTACCGATATAGCTATCAATCAGTTCACGACTGACAGTAGCGCATTCTTCCAAAGAGGTGCAATCGCGCAATTTCCGGTGTAACCGCACATAAGCATGATACTTGCTGAACTTACGCGAAACAAGCGCTTCCAGCTCCATGGGGCAGTCCGGTTCATTCAGGAACGGAAATTCTTCACGGAAAGAGAGCGGCTCTCTCCGTGAAGCACTTCCCGTAAGCTCCCTTCAATTCTCAAAATCGGAAGAAACCGGGAAACATTTATCAAGGAATTTTTCCAACCAAGAAGAATACCCCGAAACAGCATTGTTCATAAACACCTTACGGGATAAGATATCAATCACCTTATTCTCATCCGGACTCTGCGATACTACAGGCAGCAACACCTGGTCGGTTTTCCAATCAAGATACACCGGCTGTGTCGGATATGGATGGGAATTATAATAAACAGAAGTAAACAGGTAACCTCCCTTTTCCAGTTCCGGGAACCGTTCAAACATCGCAGTCAACTTCTCTTTATCAAACAATACCGGAGTATGGGTCTCATAATTCAGGCATGGCAAACCGTTCTTTTCCAACAACATTGCGGTCTGTTTCATATTCTCCGCATAAAGTCCCTTGAATCTCATCGGAACAAGCTTGCCCGATACTTTAGGAAGTGCTATGTGTGGCAATGCAACCGGATTCATGACATAGATATCATCACTACTCCAGATGAAATATCCGGTCACTTCAGGAGAAGCTACAGCAATTCTCAATTTAGCGAGTGTATCAACCTGCGCATTATCGGATACACGCTGATGCTCGATAAAGGTAATTTCTTCGCTGAACCAAGCCTCACGGTCACCGATGACCACCACATTGATTCCGAAACGTACATTCTCCTGCCAGGAGCGTAAAGCATACAGCAGCTCTCTGCCCTGAGCAAATTCCCTGCAATAAGGAATAACAACCGTTATATGGACCTGAGCCGTAGCATTCACTTTTTCCATTTCAGACAAAGCCTCCTGTTCCGGCGCTGCCATACCATCATTCACATCTACATGGGTGATATCCACCTTTGTTAACTCATCTTTTTCAGTTTCCTTTTTCGTTGCCATAATTTATTTTTTTAATTCGATACAAAAATATCCCCTATCAATATCCTATAAAAGGACAGAGAGGCGCATGCCAAGCAAACGCCTCTCCTATAACCAACCTTAAAAAAAAAGCTATATTCCGTCTCCGTCAGACGACAATACCGAAGCTGGCGGCAATCCTAAAACAGCGTTGATTTCCTCGCTGTCCGTTGCCGGAATTAGGCTCTTGGCTATATGGCCGATAGTGCCACCGCGTAAAGAACTAGCCAGATTTATGGTATTCTTATCCCCTTCCTTGTTATCCTGAGAATCCGCCTTGGTCATCTTGAGCGGAGTACACGGCGTTCCGGCAATCTTTGCATCATCCCCCGAACACCCGAAAACAATCGCCCCCAGGTTCTCGTTGATGTTGTTGTTAACAAACTCATCATGTTCCAGCTCCGTACCCGGATGTTCATAATCCACGTGGTGAATGAATCCGCGCGCATCGTCTTCCCCCTCACTGGTATGATAGATGTTTATTGTAGAATCCGTAGCATACACCGCTATCGGTTTTTTACCTTCTGCCATTTCAAAAGCGGTCACCTTCACGCCCTTTTCATCACGGGTGCAGGTCTTAACGTCCTCCCAACGGAAAAGCATGACATAGGACTTCTTCCCTTTCGGACGTCCGGCGTTCGATGTCTTTTTCGGTACTGATACCATTGTATAGTTATCACTCATATATACCTCCTTTCATTTTAAATGCCATCATCATCAGCCGAAGAAACAGAAAGCTCATCTTCCGGCGGCAGATAAGCGAAAATAGCTTCAGCCAGCCAAAATCCGGTAGCCTCCCACCATTCCGCAAAAATCTTCACATCGTAATTCTCTCCCTGCATCCAAACTTTTGCGCTCTGTGGGTCCTTACTGCGCAGATGTTTGAAGTTCTCTTTCGGTGTGATGAAGAACACACCCGTACCTCGCATGCCTTCAAGCGGCACAAACGAGAACCTGGAAAAATCGACCTTGATTTTCTCACCGTCCTCATTCTTCAGCCAGGGATATTTTTTACGATATGCCTTACCATAGCGTATTACCAAGTCCGGGTCCGCATGAATAAACATGGATTTTTTCTTGTACAGAGGTTTCACTTCCTCAACCGCTTTCTCTATCTGGTCAACCAATGTCGCATCCTCGAGCTTCTCACCATCGAGCAGCCAGGTTATCGCTTCATTATTCGCTTTCTTGAGTTTCTTCAATTGGGTGACATAACCGTCCATGACGTCATTAGCATCCGTAGCGGCATCACCGTCCTTCGTAGCCGAAGTTTCCTTAAACTCACCAATCGCCAATGCGATTTCGCGTTCCTCGTCCAGTTTTGGGAATATAAGCTGATACAAGATGTATTTCACTACCGGCATGTCTTCCGGTTTCAAGTTCTCATCATACAGATAGCCGAGAATATCCTCCATGATGTCCGACGGCGTAATGGGAACGTTGATTTTACACTTGTAGTTCTTTATTGTCAGCGGAGTGAACTTAGACTTGCCTTTAGGCGTCCACTTCGGAACGAACTGCTGAAGCACTGAATCAATGGCAGCCTGCTGCGCACGTACTTCCGTCTTATCCGTTACCAATGTTGACATGTACTTCGTGGACTCCGTAGTACCCATCAGTCCTTTGAGTATCTCAATCCGTTCCGAAGATACATACTTCCCAAACTCCTTCTGGAGTTCAGTTGTTTCAATGGTCGAGTTACCACTGTATGCCGCACCTTTGAAAGCTGCGTCCAAATAACGGTTATGCGCCAGACTCATGTCCGGTTTAAACTTATTACCCATCTCTGATTTACCCCCATCAACCTGCTGACCGGCATCCGGAACCGGTTCTTTTGTCATTTTTTCTATTTGCGCATCTTTTTGGGCAATCTCATCCTTCAGAGCTTTCACTTTATCATCCAGTTCTTTCAAGGATTTACGTGCCTGGGCAAGCGCTGTCGCGTTACTGTCGCGCTCCCGTTCCAATTCCGTTCTCACTTCATCGGTAACCGCTTCCTCTGCATTCCTACCTTCTTTCTCAAATTCGGCGAGATCCTTTTTAAAGGCTTCGACGAATACCGCCCCGTACTTCTGCTTCAACTGCTCTTCCTGCGCAGAGAGAAGGATTGATTTCCCTTTCTCGTCTTTCGCAAAGGCCGAGATGCCCAAAAAGCCAAGTACCACGCTCATTACTTTTCCAAACATACTTTCAGGATTTTGAGTTGATATAATTGTTAATTGTCATTTCCGCATTGATTTCCCGACTACGCCGTACAGCATAATCCTGGTTACCGATACTATCTATAAGTCCAACTTTCAGCGCATCTTCCGCATAGAACATGCGTCCGCGAAGCAGTCCTTCAGTCTCCTGTTTCAAACATTCCCCCCGGTTCTTCCTGACATTCGCCTGAAAATCCCTTGCCAACGGGTCCAGTTCTTCGTCACGGATGGAAGCGTAATCACCTTTCTTGGCCGCTTCAAACGGAGCATTCTTGTAATCGGAAAGATTGGAGTAAATAGTATGCACCTTAACGCCGGCATTTTCATAATACTTAGCATAATCCGGAAAGCTCATCATCACACCGATACTGCCGAACTCGGCAGATATGGTATTCGAGGCAATAATCTCATCACAGTAGGAAGCAGCATAATAAGCAGCCGATGCACAAAGGTCACAATGTGCAACAACCGCTTTTCCTTTACTTTTTGCATAAAGAATGGCATCGACCAGCGGTGCAATGGCATCCACTGCACCGCCACCGGAATCGATGTCACACAAAACAGAAGAGATATTAGCCGAGTCAGCCGCGTCACGAATAAGGGCCGCATATTCCGTTGTCCCGTAACTGCAATACGTACCATACTTCAGCATAGTACCATGAACCGGAATGATAGCCGTACTACCTTGCGGAGCATCGCTGAAGCTATTGCCGATTCTTGCGCTACGCCCATCTTTTGTCGCAATCATCAGCGGTATAGCTTCACGCTCAGACAACCGACCGGTATCCTGACTATCAAAGTCGCGTTCCAACAGTTTATCGACAACAAGCAGGTTGGATTCAACCTCCCGGAACGAAACGAACCATTTGCCCCGACAGACCGCACTATATAAATTTGAAAACGCCATTATATTTGTATCTACTAATAAACGATACAAAGGTACAACAGCGCTACCCACTTAAAAGGACTTTAAATTTTTGGCAAACTCCGCACTATCACGTTTAAAAGAGAGGGTTAATTTCAAAGGAGAACCTGCATATTCCGTTGAGAACGATACCGGGAACTGGTCCGTGCCTACCACCTTGTAGTCACCATTCGATAAATCGAGCAGCACCAGCCCTTCCTGCCGTACCAGCTCCTGTATTCTCCCCATATTGGCTTTTCCCGTATCCGTAACAACAGCCTTAAGCTCTTGTTTCACTACGCCTCCGGACGTATCGCAGCTCTCTTTAAACTCTCCGGAAGATATTCCGATAACTTCCCAGTCACCGCGGACCCTAATAAAATCCGCACCTGGAAAATTTCCAACCGAAGCATCCGCTATCGGAAGAAAACGCATGCCGCATACCTGCGACCGTCTGTCATCCTGATTCATTTCAGTTAAAAGTTTAAGTGATATTCAATTGAAAATCCGTTTTTTACTTAAAGTTTAACAGATTAAATAATGTTAATCAAAAAGGGTCAGTTGTATGTCATGGTTCACTTCCTTGACAATCCGCCGGCGATTACGATAATCATACTTCTTCACCGCATCATAATTCAATGCGTTGGCCTTGATATTATAGGCAGCCAGAAAGGCTTTGATAATCCTATCCTGCTTATACCCTTTCTCATAGCCTGAAACAAAGTACTCACGAATACGGATGCGGAACGATGCCTCGATATAGTCGCGAAGCATCTGCTGTTTCCACTCCGGAATATAAATAAAATTCTCTTTCAGGATAAAATGGTTCCATTCACGGATAGGAAGGCACAGCTTTATCGGATGGTCCTTAAGGGACTGCTGGGGCGGACGGTCACTGACTGTCACCATAGCCTGAATAAATTTGCCCAGGTCATTGGCCGATGTGACCTGTATATATTCGTCAGTTCCCCTTGTACACCCAAATTCATGGTAAAGGAAATCATGCAGATAAGGTTGCAGTTCAATCGTTACATAAGGTTTCATATCATAAATAGTTGGTTTCTATGCAAATATAGTCACTATATATAACATTGCCCGCTATTTTTCCGGCAAAATTCAACGCATAAAGTAATACATTTTTGCCCTCTACACCTTCTACAATTTCTACAATCAGCATAAACAATTATATATCAATAATATAACAGTTTTATTATTGGGTAATAAGTGTAGAAAATCTATCTACAAAGTGCCATTTTGTAGAAGAAATATAGAAAAACTGCATTTTGTAGAAAGTTGTAGAAATGTGTAGAAGTCGTTTTTATATACTAATACATTGATTTATAGCATTGTAGAAAGTGTAGAAAGTGTAGAAGTATTTTTTTCCTCAAAATAAAGCCTATATTCGAGTATAGAAAGTGCATAAAAAAGCCCCTACCTTCACAGGCAAGGGCCTCTCTCACAACTATGATAGACATTTTAAAACATATATGGAGAATCACCGTTTTCTTTCGCTTTATAAGCGCGAGCATCACTTTCTTCTATCTCCGATACTCCCATGTCAATATTGAGATTGATGTTGTAGTTCTCCATCAACTCAGTATAGTCAAAACAAAGTGCTTGTTTCGTACTACTTGTTTTGCGATAGTACTTTTTACCGTCGACCTCTACCTCCTTAGTGACTTCAACCCCCTTTTGTATGTTCTTGAAACGGACTGAGTTCTGCACGCCCAAGTATTCCTTAGAGTTTTCGATGTAGAATTTCAATGATTCAGTAGGTAACGCATTGTCACCTACCTGGCGGGCAAACTTCTTATACAACATAAAGATACGGTCGGTTTGCATTCGTAAAACAGGGCGCGGCTGTTTGAATACCAAATCTTTGACTTTATTAGTCTTTAGACCGGAGAGATAATCTATCCGAAAATCCGCCTCCAGGAATATCTCGCCATCTTGTTGCAAGTAACTGACCACATTCCAGAAATTAGCCAGTTCGTTATTGCTTTTACATTCACGGTTCTGCCGGATGATACCATCGACACAGATGCCCAACAGGTCCCGATACATGAATGGTACATCCAGTACAGCTTCAAGTGTGCGGAACGCAGCCAATGGTATCACCCAGTTTCGTTGTATGCGGTCTTCAATGGACTCGCCTTTCAAGCGGTCGTTTAAATCATCCATACACTGGCGATAATTAGTAGAGAAATCTGTCTCCATTTTTGCACGGTGACGCAGCAGCTGTAAAGTTAGATGTGAAAGTCCCAAATCCCGAATGCTTTTGCACTCGTCAAACGCTCTTTTTTCTGATGTTGAAAATTCTGTTTTTGTAAAAGTCAAGTATATAAGTCTGGAAAACAAGGCAATGTCTATTGTCGGCATTTCTTGCCCGGATAGAATCACACCGCAATCCACACAGGTAATTTCTCTTTTTTTATCTCTGTCCATGTTCATCCGGCTACGGCCGGTACCATCCCAAATCCCCTTCAGAAACTCCCGTTTGTCAAGGTCTATACTATTTTTGTACTCGTCAATGTGTACAAGAGAATTGGCGCATTGAGCCACCGCATCACCCAATGCAGCAATGGTGGCATTTTGGATATTGGGCGGTGTATTCTTGATGATGAAGAACGACATCAGGCTGTGACCGAGTTCCGACTTACCACTACCTTTCGGACCGAATAAGTTCAGAATGGGGAAACTTTTCGTCTGTCCAACGATTATATCCCGAAAGAGAGAAGCCAGCAGGAAGCAGATACCCACTTTAGCATTATCGCCAAATACCTGCACAAGTTTGTCGCTGTATTCCCTCAAGCTGACATTATTATAAGAAGTATACACAAACCGCCGTTCGAACTGGAATAATTTAATATCATCGCGATAAATGGTACTACATCCTGGCAGATAGAAATTACCTCCTTGCAGGCGCACAATACCGTATTCATCGGCGGTATGCCATTCAGTATCGAAACAGCCATTGCCATACGCAAAGAAACCTTGACGCTGCCACCCCAGTTGAGTAATTTCAAGAGCTGTTTCTGTTTGCTCGTAAAGGAACATCTTCAATTTAGTCAGTTCTTTCTCGGAAGCCAGCCAAATGTAATTACCCAACCCTTCTACCTTTTGTTTGAATTTGGAGAGTGAAACCAAGTCTTCTTGCTTCATCTCAATAATTTCTTCCTGCTTATTCTGGTTTTTGATACGATACAAACGTTTGGGGAGCAAGGAGTCTTTGATATGAAACATAGGCATCATAATAAAGTTACTCCACTGTACCGGCTTGCCTGTTTCACCGGCCAATGCAAAGTAAGCGTTGTACTCTTCATAGAAACCGTATTTACCCAACAGGTCACGGTCTATTTTCTTGCTCTCACTAATAACCTGCTTTGCTTTGTCCAGTTTCTTCGCGCGGTTAATGGCCGTCTGCCACAGTTTTTTATCTTCATAAAAAGATTGCAGCTGCTTGAGGTACATAGATTCTTTTACCTCGTCTTTGACCATCACAACCATTGCACTAATAGTATTGATGGCATCGCTCCGCTCTTCGGTAGTGTTTACATCCTGAAATATATGCTGGGCATACCAAGGAATAAAATCGACCTCCTTTAATTCCTGAAACTTCTGTATGCTTGTACAATAGGTATCCGGGTCATTCTTGCTCTGCGCTTCTCCCAGGGGCAACTCCTTGACCGATACACCCAGTCCGGATTTCATGGCCAGCAAACCGTTACGCATCGTATTGCGAATACCTGCACCTAATTTTTCTCCTTTCTCAAAATTAGGCGGATCTGCATCCGGAAGAAAACAGACCTTGGTCGCATACTTCTTAAACTGTTCCATCTGACTTTCTGTCCATGCTCCGCCAAGCGGTGCCACAGCATTATTAACCCGAATCCGCTTCAGCTGCATCGCATCGGGAGCACCCTCTACCAAATAGAACTTATCGTCTTTGGCAGCCTGACGTATAGCCGTATCGATACCGAAAATAGAATCCTGTTTATGGTATATGTCACTTTCGTTGGAGTTTATATATTTAGCCGCCGATTTATCTCCGGAACAGTCACGAGCGGTGAAGCCTATTATCCTACGAAACTTGTCACGAATGGGAATCATTATGCGATTACGATAACCATCATAGATATTACCTCTCTCCCCGGTTTTCAACAACCCCATCTCTTTCATCAGTTCAATGGACAAGCTGGATACCTGGGCAAATTTGAGTAAATCATCCCATTTTTCAAGAGCAAATCCTATACCCATCTCTTCGGAGAATTCCATCCCCCAGCGGCTTTTGACATACTCAAACGCATTTTTATTAGCCTTGGCAAGCAGATTTTTACGAAAATGTTCGGCGCATCTTTGATTGATAACGAACATGCTTTCTCGCTTCATCCGTGCTTGCTCTTGCTCTGGAGTCAGTGTTTCTTCTTCAATGGTGATACCGTAACGTTTTCCAAGTGCACGGACTGCCTCCGGAAAAGTCATGGTTTCGTGCTCCATGAGAAAACCTATAACGTTCCCACCCTTACTGCATCCAAAACAGTGCCAGATACCACGCGCCGGATTCACGACAAAGCTGGGTGTCTTTTCTTGATGGAACGGGCAACATGCCTGGTAGTTGATGCCTTTCTTTTTGAGTTCGACATATTCGCTTATCACGTCTACTATGTCGGCACGGTCGATGATTTGTTCTATTATCCTTTCGTCTATCATTGTTATATCTATTCGGCCCTATCTCCTGAGGATGACAGTGCCTTGTTCTTCTAAATAGTAGCTGTGTACTCCGTATAAGTCAAACTCGCACAAACACGAATACACACATTTCATGAAAAGGTCATAATTCTCCGGACTAACCTTTTCAAGCACCCGGAAAGATTCACCAGGCTGCATCCCATACAGCCTGATGAACACTTTATTATAGTATTCCGCCAATTTCTCCATCCCCATTGACTCGATATAAGACGGGATCCAAGATTGACTATTGTCTGGAAAATATTGAAGTAAATCCATGTTCTAAGCATTGAGCGGATACAAAGGAATTGTTTTGCAAAAGAGTTATCAAGGACGTTATTTATATGTTTTAAAACCTCTGCACAACATTTCGGCCATCACAATGTTGATTCCGTGATGCTCCTTGAGGTTTTCCGGATTTTTCCCGGTCAATGTTATACTCAAATTCTCCTTGCGGTAATCACGCTCCACATCAAAGTATAGTTCCTGTCCTCTGTCATCGTGGAAAGTTATCCGGCACCTTTCCACCAATCCACCCAGTTCTGAAGCGTCCATCCACAAGTCCGGCTTTTTATCCATCTTCAGATGGCAATATCTGTGTACTTTACCACTCTTACGAATCAGCTCCACTTCGACGATTGTCGCTATCTGATTTGTACGCAGGATGCGTACTTTCTGACCTTTTCTCATTGTTTATTCTCCTTTTTATTTTCTTTATCTTCTTCAAATTTATGTCCGCAAAACGGGCAATATTCGTATGAAAGTTCCATCTCACTTTGTGTTTTACAAAGGCTACCATCTTTTTTCTTTTTCCGATACGTGATAGCAACCGTCGGCTTGAACTGGACAACACCATCCTTGCCAAAACATATCACACCACGAATATTTGCCAATGGATCACCTAATTGCTCACGAATCATTTTCGTTATCCGTTCTCTACAATTGCATGCCATACTATTATTTACTTTGTTATATGTTAATCATCCATATCTTTTATTCCTTTCTTATTTAATATCATACG